TCTAGCGCAAGGCTGATGCCTGTAGCGCCAGTCTTTGCACTAGTAATAGACATTAGACGGAAGCCTCATCTCCGAATGCTGAGAAGGCTAGGTTGGCAGTTGAAGCATATACAGTAACTACATCTGTAGTAGCAAGTGTAATACCTACTGTGATGATAGTAGTATCAGATGCACCGACTGTTACATCGTATGCTAGGTAGTGCTGGTTAGCAAGTGATGCTCCAGCAGGACGGATAGCAATACGGTAGGTAGCAGATGAGGATGCAAGGTTGCATACTGAGATACTAGAGATTACTGCTTCCTTAGAAGCAGGTACTGTGTACAGCGTAGTGGCTGTAACAGCAGATGGATTAGATTGACCAAGGACTTTTTTAGACATATTAGGCTCCCATAAGCATAAAGATTGAAGGTGTAGGGTCGGTTACAATTGCTGCCCACGAAGCGGCTGTGCCATTCGTAGTCAGATATTTTCCTGAGTTACCAGTCTGCGAAGGTAGTGCATCGACTGCTCCCCAAGAAGATACAGTTCCGTTTGTTGTCAGGAACTTACCTGAGTTACCAGTCTGGCTTGGCACTACATACTGAGTTGAGTCTGTAGCAACCAAAGTCTTAGATGATGGAATTGTTGTTCCGTTAATGCTGGTAGCAGTGGCTACACCAAGCAATGGTGTAATAAGCGTTGGGCTATTGTCCATTACGAACTTGCTACCAGTACCAGTCTGAGATGCAACCGAAGTTGCAGAACCTACAGATGTGATTGGACCAGTTAGATTTCCTGGAGCAATAACTGCTGTATCAATGTAATTCTTAGTTGCTGCATCCTGAGCATTGGTAGGGTCACCAAGACCTGTAATCTTGTTAGTACCCATTGCGATAGCGCCTGACATAGTGCCACCAGTTGTTGACAACTTACCAGCCAGTGAGTTAGTTACTGTTGTAGCAAAGTTAGCATCGTCACCAAGGGCTGCTGCCAACTCATCAAGAGTATCTAATGCGCCAGGGGCAGATGCAATTAAGTCAGCAATTTCTGTTTGGACATATGCAGTAGTAGCAATCTGAGTTGTATTAGTGTTTGCTGCTGCTGTTGGAGCAGTAGGTACACCAGTCAACGCTGGGCTTGCTAGCGGAGCGTATGTGCTTGATGCTGTAGCAGTTGTTAACTTAGAATCTAACTGAGTCTGAATAGCAGAGGTAACGCCATTAACATAACTAATTTCAGTTGAATCTACTGTAGAAGATATACCAAGTTTGGTCCAGTCAATAGCAGCAGATGCATTAATGTCTGAATTAACTACTGAGTTAGTTAAATTTAATTTACTATAAGCAACCTGAGCGGATGAATTTATATCAGCGTTAACAATAGTATCATTAGCAATCATTGTGCTAGTTACTGTGCCAGTATCTGCAACTGTAACTGCTGTTCCTGAAATCTTAGTCTTGTCAATTGCTGCACTTGCGTTAATGTCAGCATTGACGATTGTGCCATCTAGAATCTTAGCAGATGTTACTGCTCCGTCTGCTAAGTCACCAGCGACAATAGTGCCATCGGCAATCTTGGCTGATGTAACTGCGTTAGCGGCTAACTTACCCTCCGTGACTGATAGGTCATCAATCTTGGTTGTACCAACAGCACCTGTTGCAATTTTACCGCTTGTGATAGCAGAGTCTGCAATGTCACCTGTAGCGATTGTAAGGTCTGCTATCTTGGCAGAGGTAATTGCACTATCGGCAATCTTTGCAGTAGTAACGTTTAAGTCTGTAATCTTTGCAGTTGTTACAGCGTTAGATGCAAGCATTGCAGTTGATACATTACCTGTACCAGTTGACAAGGTTACGTTAGCAAGGGTTAATCCGTGTGCTGTGGTTGTGTTTTCAATGTGGCTATTAGCCTCACGATAGTCGCGACCAATTGCCATGTGTCGAACCACTGCACCTGCTGAGTGAGCCTGTCCAGTAGAGCCATCAATACCACGAACAATTGTTAGTGTATTGGTACTGACGGCGGTAACGTCTACAATTTCTTCAAGGGCTGTATCTGGGTCAATAACTATAGTAAAGATTTCACCTGCTGAAACCGTAATACCACCAAGCAATCCACTTCCAGATACGACTGTAGCCGAAGTGGCGCTTGAGTTAATGCCAGCAGTAAGTGTAGTTTGCTGGGAACGGGATGAGTATTTTCTTGTTGGCATTCAATCTTCCTATCGGCTGAAGTGAACTCGTGGTGGATATTGTTGTTGTTGCGACATGTTTTCTTCTGAAAGACGCTGTGTATAAAGAGCAAAGAGTTGACGGTACGCATTAGTTGCTGAACCAAAGGTACGCTTGTTATCTGTCTCGTCAGCCTGTGGTGACTGTGCACCAGTACGGGCTGGGTCTAGGTAGGCAATCAAACGATATGAAGCACCTAGAATTACAATGTCTCGGCAAGACTCTGGTAATCCAGTTTGAGTGCTAAATGAATCTGTAGATGTAGTAGATATTGTTGAAGGTGTAGTTGCATAAACAACCTTTACCTTACGGCCTGACACAATTCTGTCACCAATAGTTACTGTCTGTGCACCTGTGCCCCAAGTAGTTTCATCTGGCAAAGCATCAAACTCCCAGCGCTTAATACGAATCCATTCTTTGCTAGAGCCAATATCTTGCCAGTGCATAGTTAAAATATTTTGTATGTTCTTGTTATCTAATTCGTATGTGTTAATTGCACTGCTGCTAAATGTAAAACTTGTTTGCTTAACTGCAAAGATAGCAGCGCCCATAGCGCGAATGGTATCTTGAATAGCACGCTTTACAACGTGTTTAGGAAAAGTAGGAGAAATAGTTACTTTAGAACCAGCAACATGTGTATCAGCAGTAGAACCCATAAAGCCACGACCATATGGAGATACTGTTGCGCTATTAGAAATGCGGTCTACTGTATCTATCCATAATAATTCATCATCAATCTCGACAATACCAGAGCCAAGGCGTTGAGCATCTGCTACGTTAAAAATTGTTGGCGATGCAATGCTAGATGTAGTTGTAGTGATAGGACTTGTTAGGTGTGTAGCCTTATCCTGTTGAATTGTATAACCAGCAAGATTAATTAAAACCTCATCTGTTAGTTCGTTAAGTAGGATACCCATTACCACTTCACCTTATCTGCCCAGTAGGCTGCACTTAGTTTGCCTTTAGAAATATTCTTGGCATGTCTTGCCTTAAATGACTTGCGCCGTGCTGCATAAGATGCAGACTCACCAGCCTTTTTTGGAGAACCAGATACACCTTGTTGTCCGAAACGAATAGTTTTGACTTGAGTTCCTTCTTTAGCCACAACTACATGTGACTTCTTAGGATGGTTAGGCGTACGCTTAGGCTTGTTATAGCCAGATACACCAGCACGGGCTAACCTGGAATCCTTTTTCATATACTGCTCCATCCTTGTTGAACTGCTTTACCGCTAGCAATCCAGTCTTTATGTAATTCGTTTTGATACTTCCAGTCCACTTCTTTAGTGGGCTGTTTGCAATCTGGGCAAAACTCTTGGCCAGTATTTTGATAAATATGTTTACACATAGTTATCTATACTTAGCAGTTTTCTTTGCAATAGATTTAGGTTGTTTTACAAACTGCTGTCCCTTACGCATACCTTCACGTTTAGCAGCAGTAGTTTTTGCATACTCTGATGTGCTCAGTGCAGCACGGGCTTTCTTAGGTAGGTATCTTTCTCCAGTAGCCTTAGCACCTTGGGTGCTAGGTCTGCCAGATTTAGTACCCCAGTCCTCTTTGGTCCACTTTGACAAAGACTTCTGCTTAGCGGTCTTGCTACCTGAGTAGCCACCGCCTGCTTTTTTGTAAGCCTGTGCTAGCAACTGAGCCTTACGGGCAGACCATTGGCCAGGCTTACCACCCTTAGAGCCAGCCATAATCTGGTTCTTTAGACGTTCACGTAAACTTGCCTTGGTGTATGCCATTAGTTTCCTTTTCTAACTCCAGTTACACGCTTTAAGCGTGGGTTAGCAGCAACTGCTTTCTTGCTGGCTCTGCGTGCAGAACTTGCAAGAATTGCTCCAGCACTTTCCATAGACACACCTTGTCTAGATGCAATCTTTTTTTGAACAGCCTTAAATCCTGGGTGTGCTTTCTTTTTCATTACTTCTTCTTAATTTTTTTTGGTGGACTCTTTTTGGTTGGCTTTGTATATCCCATGCCAGGAAGAATTACATCGTAATCTGGTGGAATAACATTCCTTCGTGATGGGGTTGTTGTAACCTTAACTGCTGGCTTCTTTTTTGCCATTGCCATTACATGCCGCCAAATAATCCGCCACGCTTAGGCATAGCCTTCTTTGCTGTCTTCTTAGCAACCTTCTTCTTTGCAGACTTCTTGGCTACCTTCTTCTTAGCACCCATCATCATTGACTTTTCTTCCATACCTTCAGCCTTAGCATACATCTTTGCTGCCTTCTTACCTGCTGGTGTATATGGGAACTTCTTGCTTCCGACCATTGGCATTATATTGCTCCTACTTCTTTGAGTTTAGATACGGTATTGTTTTGTATTATCTTGCTATCACCCATGGTATTGGCATCAAATGCTTTACCCATGACATCAGAGGCACGGCGTGCTTCCTGAATTTTTTTCATACTTGTACCAGCAGGTTGAATCCCTTCGGCACGTGCTGCTCGATAGGCTTCTAACTCACTGTCCCACTTTTTATTACTCACTATTTTTTGAGATGATGAATCTCCTGGATTTAATTGCAGTCCAATAATCTTGCATCCGAAGCAACCTTCAACATCTTCTGGATGGTCTAATCTATGTCTCACACTGTCTCCACTGTATAGCCTGCAGCCTCAAGGCTGGCTTTTTCTGCTTCGCTTACTTCGTAGGAGTATCCGCCAATGTAAGCAATCTCTGCTGCTTGTGTTTCTTCTTGGGATGGAAAGCGAATTTCAAAGTACTCGCCATCTATCTTCAAGACTGTAATACCTCTTACGAGTCTGAATCTTTCAAACAAACGACCTTCACCAGCAGGGCCTTCGCTTACCGTTGGTGTTGTAAATCTGTATGCCATATAGCCTCCTAAGCCGTTTTATGGATAGAGCAGGGGTTGCCCCCTGCCCTACCCATCTAATTACTTATTAGACGCGAACAGACGATGCTGTTTCAATGCGGTATAGAGCCTCTGGACGATAGATAGACCAGTTGATAATTCCGTGCCAGCCGACTGGGCGGAAACGGTTCAACTTGTCTACAACGTTACCAAATTCAATACCTGGTTCCTTCCATACTGCTTCAGCAAGTGCTTGCTGTCCTAGTACGTAAGTGTTGAAAACGCGTGTTACTGGAGTAACTGTTAGTGTGTTTGTTCCAACAGTTCCTGAGTTAGCAACAGACACTGTAAGTGTTGTGTTTGTTGCACCAACTGAGATAGCAGTAATCTTTGCAGAAGAACCAACGTTAGTGCCAGAGATTTTATCTCCAACCTCAGCGAGGCCACCGAATGCGCCGTTTGCTACTACGATTGTGAATGCGCCAGATGCGCCGCTTACTGCAGGTGCAGTAGCAAGTGCTGTCTGGTCTGCTCCACCCATGTTGGTTGTCATGCGAGGTGTCTCAATGAAGCGAACACCTTCCCATGCGCCAAGTTCACCAGCAAGTAGAGGACCAACATTCTGGTACTCGTGTGGTGTACGCCAGATGTTGTTACCTGTCTCTGTGCGTAGGTCGTGTGAAACTTCTGGGTGGATGTATGAAACATACATTCCGCCACGAGTTACAACGTTAGCAGC